CCTCATGCTCTGTTCCTCTCTGCTACGATTACTTGTAGGTCGTTGTCAAGGTTGTCTGCCTGAACTACCGTGAACGTAGAACCTCGATCAACGATCTCGCTTGCCTGTGTTGCACCGCCGTCGCTTATCGTCACGTCTGCGTCTAGGTAGAACAACGCCTCACCTGTTGGAATAGCGCCTGACGAATCGCGGGAAACCCCAGCACGGCGAGCATCCATATCCTGGATAGCCTTCACCGTGCTTGGCGTTGTCGTGAGCGTAGCATCGCCGTAGTCATCCTTCCCGCCTTGTGCAAGCGTGTTGACTACGACGTCGTGCCCGTGCTTCGTTAGGTGTCTGCTGCTATCGCTCATAGCTTCTCCGCGTCGATGGATCTCATCAGATTCCCTGTATCAACTGGTACTAGCTTCTTCGCGTGGTATTCAATCCGCAACGCAATCAGCCGGATAAGGTCGTTCGTGTCCTTAGCCTTCGCCGCCAACTCTGTGAACTCTGCCATTGTCTTCTCAATCGCTGGCCTCATGTACGGCTGAGCTCTACGTCCTGCTGCACCTAATTCAACGTAAGCCGCGTATTCTGCATCGGTGAACGTATGCCAAGGCTCAATCGGCCCTGGCATCGCATTCTGAAACATCTTGTTCACAGCTCCGAATCCGATTGCAGACATCACAAGGCTCACGGTGTCTTCATCTCCCCATCTTGCGCCGTGTATCCCAGACTGGATAATGACGCTTTAAGTAGATTCTTGCCCAATTTCGCCAACGTGCCAGAAGAGTCCATCAGCAAAGCCATCTGCCCGTACCGCGTGAACTCAAGGCCCATTCCTGTCTTGCCCTCGTAGGTGAATGACGTAGGCCCTACCGCGCTCTTCGATGCCCGTGGATCTCGCATAGACGTGAAGTGCGCAGCAAGCCAGCACTCGATCTCTTCAAGAGCAGCAGCGGCTAGGGAGGAATCTGCCGCCGCTACTCGGTCCACCAGTTGGCTTGCTGGCAGGATGAAAGCGTCAAGGTCAGTTAGATCAGTGTCGATGATCTTTAGAACCTCTGCTGTCGTCGTTCTAGCCATTATCTAACCCTAGATGCCCGTATCCGAAGTAATCCCACAGCGTCCGTCGTAATCCGACTTGCACCGTGGAGCCATAACGGCCATTACTTTGAAGTTAGACTGCATACCGCCGTAGGTTTCCCATTCGACCACAGTGATATCCAAAGCAACCGACATGTCGATTGTCTCTCGTGTCAGCTCGACTAGACAGATATCGCCAGAAGCCAGCGCGTCAGACGGCTTAACATCAGCGATGCAAGACAGCCCCTTCAAGATATCAAGGTAGTTGATCCCGCCTGCTGTCGAATCCCTCAAGCGTAGAGCTGCCCATTCGGTAGAATGCACATAAAGCACGTACGGACCCCAATGACGGTCGCCCTCAAGCTCAGCTGTAAGCAGCGCAACATCTTTTTCGATGTTCGTTGGAGTCGTTGCCCAGCCACCGGCTAGAGTCGTGATCTGATTGCCATCGGTGTAGTTCATGTATCCCAGCAACGAATTACCAGCAGCAACAACGGTTGATCCGTTGAATAGCGTGTCTTCCAGCTTCTCAATTACCTTTCTAGTCGCCTGAGCAACCATCGTGGTATCAAGAGGCGTCCCGCGCTGTTCCATAGCCATCAGCTTTCGCAAAGGGATTTGGAAGTCAACGTGCGTAATCGGGAGAGGAATGGTCGTCTCGTCATAGTCCGCAGTATTCTGCGCACCTTGAGTTAGACCGCTCATAGACTGCTCGGCAGCGTGACTGTCGCTCATGGTCTGCCACGTATCGTACATGAAGCCCATGCCGTCTAGATTACGAACCAGACCTCGGCTCTGAAGATCTGCAATGCCGTTCAGTCGCTGGCCTGAAACCTCAAGAACAGTCTGGTCAATCGCTTCCCACGCATCACGCGGTAATGTTGCATTCGTTCGCAGTGCCTTTCCGATGTCCCAGTTATTGGCACGCATTCGCTGGATAACGTTCCCAGCACCAGGGATGTCTTGAAACCTATTTACTTGTGCGTTATTCATTATAGCACCTCGATCTTAAACTGAGCCAATCCAGGATCGGCTGCAATCGTCGCGGCTTCCATAGCAATGCCAATTCCAGGCGTGCCAGCGATAGCTGTCCCAAGGTGTACGAAACCGTTTCCGTCCGAGAAGACCACATTTGTTATCGCAATCGTTGCCAGCGCAGCCGATGTCCCGTATACCATCACTTCATCGCCACTGCGAGGAGTAATGAATGGCATCTGATCTCCGCTTGCATACGTCCCATTAGTAGGCACGCTTCCACTCTCTACAATCACCTTAAATTGCGGCTGAAGCGTTCCAGAGCATACCTGGATTCTGGTAGAGCTTGCTATCTCAACAAGCATACCTGGTAGTCCAGCTGCATCCATCAGCCATTCTTTCTGTAGACAACCTTCGGGCAAAGAGCGCACGATGATTGTCTTTTGAGCTGTGTGATGTTGTGCCATGATTATTCACCAACCTTCGCCGTTACGATCTTCGGAGGCGCAGGGATCTCCTGCGAGTCGTTCGTTCGCGGCATTCCTAATCCTGCGTAGTTCCCCGGCTCGAAGTTTGCTACCAGTTCTTTGAGAGCTGTAGCTGGCATCAACTGCAATGACTCTTTCGAGATAATGCACCTCGTGTTGGCCACTAGAGTATCAACCAAGCCCTGATGCTCGGACGCTACTTCTGCATTGCGACCCTTGACAAACTTGGCAATGTCTCCAAGCCGCACACCATCGATAAGCGTCTCAGCATTGGTAGCTGGAGCTGGATCTCCTGGATCTGGAGCAGGATAGCCCTCAGGCTCAGGATCTACTTCTGGTGCTGGATCTGCTTCAGGAGCCGGATCTGCGGCAGGCTCTTCGTTGTGTTCGTGCATCCACGCCAACTGCTCGTCAGTCGTGTTCTCAAGCAATGCTTCGTCCACACCGCTATCGACCAACTTCGTCACCATCTCTTCTCTGTTCATCGTGTTCACCCCTAGAATTCGTTTGATCCTGTTAAGGACCCCCGTCTCGCATTTAGGCTGCTTCATTTCCTTCTCCTTATTCTGCGCGACGGTATAGCTGATCTCGCGCTCCACTGCCACCAATTCTCCCAGCGTAACAACCCCATCTTTCTCTGAGTAGTTCGCTTGGAAGTACGTCACATCACTATCGTTCGTGCATGAATACGTAACTGACTCATCCTGCATGTCTTCAATTGTTACGTTGCCCACTATTCCAAAGTCAGTCAGCGCCTTCATCAGCGCATCTTTCATGTTAGTCTCCTCTGCGTTTACCCGTGGCGATCCACATCCATCTGCCCACGAGCACGCGCCAATCTCATCAGGCAACACAGCCAAATGGTCTGGCCTTATATTGTGAGCGACGAGCGTATATTGATCGCCGTCGAACTCGCCAGACGCTTCTTCCTCATCACAGAAATACGCTGTCGATACTTCAAGCGGCTTCCCATCTCTTAGCCGATTCACTACCGCCGTTCCGTCTTCTCCGATAGCAAGTGCCTTCTCTATGTCAATCCACAGCTCGCCCTTGAGCTTGGTATTATCGCCGTTCGTCTCGTATCTGGCGTTGTAGAATCTGCCACACACGCGCTCTTCGATTACCTCAACACTGCGTGAGGATATTGGCTGCCCTCTTGTTTCAGGATGAGCAATCGGCAACGGGATGTCATTCCATGACTCTACCGGCACATCCAATAGCTCTTCAGTGGATACATACTTGCCATTCATCACGCAATTCATCACAGCCACAACAGGCGCAACGAGATACACTTTTCCGTCCAGCGTCTCTTCTCTGACGTCTGACGTCCATGCTTGCAGCGTTACTAGCTCGCTCATACTATTGGCCCCCATGCACATGTGCAGTTAGGGATGCGCTGGAATAAGCCCATGCGCATCACCCACCTTATAAGGAGATTCAGCGGCACCATCAGGGCACACGTTACTAGGACATGGCCCACCGCCGAAGATCCATTCAACCGTCTCCACCTTGTAGTCCGTGTAGCGGTTCAGCGTCGCTTCGTCGAATGCTCGTGCCGTTTCCGTCCGTGCCAACGCTCGCGCTCTCACCAGTCCAATCTTGTCAACCCTGTTCACGATGTCAGTTGCAATAGCTCTCGGGTTCATCCCGTTAGCCATGCCATCGGCCAATACACGTGAGATCTGCTGATCCATCGCTTCTGTGATACCCTTCAACTCACTGAAGTTGCGCAGATACATCGAGCCTAGTGCGTCAGCATGAACAGGCCCGCCAAGCACAGCGCCTATACCGGCGTCGGCTTCAGGCGGAACAATGCCCAGCTCGTTCATTCTCTTCTCAGCCCACACGACACCCTTGGAATATCCGCGCTTAACATAGATGTTTTGCCATCCAGTGTGGACTACCGTTCCCCGGCTCTCGTATCGGATGATCTCAAGGATGCCTTTGTCTTCCTGAGCTGCAAGCCACTTCATGAAGCCGCCTAGCTTCTCAGTCTGTAGCGGGTAGGTATACGCCTCAGCATTTACGACAAGGCTACCACCAAGGAACTCGTCATCGACGATCTTCTCGTTGATCTGCTTGGCAAGCCACCCGAAACGTTTGTCCATCTCGCCCATGTACTGCGAGTAGACGGGCTTCAGGTTCATGCCTGCTACGTCGTTTTCAGCGAGCTTAGTTGGCATCTATCAACCTCTCAAACTGCGCCATCACTTCACCATCTTCCTCATCTAGCACGTTAGTCTTCAGTGGCTTGTTCTCTCGCTCTGCCGGGAAACCCATTGCTTCTCTCAGCTCAGCCTCGTCGAACATGTCTAGCGGCTGGTTGCCGGTTATCTTCGAGATAGCGTTCGCTAGCTTCTCATAGACGCCTGATTGCTCTTCGTCGGTTAAGTAGAACAGCCCAGGCCATTCAACGGCATAGTCGCCACCTTGCGGAGCGTCTAGCGCCTTGATAGCAATGAGTCGATCTATGAACGCTTCAAGGATGTTTGGCTGTGCAAACTGCACCTGTCGTCCAGATATGTGCCCAAGCCAGTTGGCTTCGTCTTGCGATGATGCAAGGTTGCCGCGTTCACTGCCAAGCAGAATTCTTTGAGGTATTCGCGTCTTACCTGAAATGAGCTGAATGATTACGCCGAATATCGCTGATGGATCTTCTGGCTTTGCGCCAAGCTCTTCAAAGTCGATACCGTTTGAATGGATCAGGCGTTGCAGGTTGTGCATGTAGTTCTGCCATTCTTCTTTAATATCTGCTGCGTCGTCTAGCTCATATCCTTCAGAAGGCGAAAGGACGTAGCCTTTGACAACATTCTGCCAGAACGCCTCAGACGAGCTTCCTACCACCTTGTCAAGATCCTCAAGCCGGTTGTAGATCTTCTGCAATCGCGGCTCGCCCAACACTTCGTTCTCAAGCAAGCCTTCGGCAATGTGAATAACTCGCGACCAATGGACGATCTGTTTGCTTTTGGCGAATCCCTCCACGATGTTGCTGCTGAGATCGACGTCATACGTCTTTGGCCTTCCGAAGCGTTCGCTGTTTACGTCCGTATCATACGTGTTGACAGTAGCGTATTTCTCGCTGAACGTTGAAAGGTATATCACGTCGGCTGAACTGGGCACGGTCAATAGCTCGTCAGATAGCTTTCCATCTTTCGTGCCAATCAACATCACTCCATAATGCCCAATACCTGACAGCCTATCCGCTCTCTCCATGTAGGAGAACGCCTTCAGACGCTTCTCAAGCTCTGCCCAGCCCTTCATGAACTTGGACTTGCCTTCTGATCCGTCTGTGATGAATGGATCGTTGCGCCACGTTGTCTGAGCAGGGGCATCGACGATAACAGCCGCAATGTCGCGACGGTCGTAATAGTCTTGATATTGATCGAGCGACGGTTTTTTCGTATAGCCGAGATTGGTGTCAACGTCTCTGTCGCCTGCAAACTGCATCCCAGCAAGCCGCGAGAGGTTCGACCTAGAGAGCAGATCGTTATTCGTCGCCAGGATGCCAGGTTTCTTGTCTGTGTCCATCATGCCCCCAACTGAAAACGACCCTGATCGTCAGCGCCAGAGTCATTACAAATGCGCTTACCTTAATCTAGCACGCGCATTCTATATAGTCAATGGGGATGTTGGTATTATTCCGTGTCCATTCGTCACCTAGTCAATATGTATAGTTTGTTGAGAAAGAGTAACGCCCGCAGATAGTCCTGCGGGCGCTCTCTCATACCTATGCAACGTTGACGCATCTTTAATCGTTCACATCCATCCCATGCCTCTGCATGTTCAGATGTTCGATTAATTATACACGAAAAGAGTAACACCGCCAACCGAAGCCAGCGGCGTCCTCCAAAGGGGTGCTAAGCACATGGATACGGACTTCTGCAATTCGCGTGTTTTGCCCATACGCACCTCGACTAACTCTGCGCCGAAGCCATTGCCGATCATACGATCCCGTACATATGTTGCCTTTGCAAGAGACATCCTAGCCGCTCTCATGGCAGCATCAGAAGGATTGTTGCCGTTGCTAATCATCTCCAGCGTCTCTGCGTCGAACACATAACTATCACCTGAGCTAACGATATACATCTCAGCCTCCTAGTACGGACTTATCTACTATCACTCAGCGGCTGGCCGGATTGTCCGACCCCGTATGAAGGTGGCTAACCTTGCATGGAGCGCCATGCCCGCAGCCGCCGATCGTTATTCCTCTGCCCTGTCTATCCGCTGCCTATCGCGCTCACCCCTCCACCGCCAAAGCACGTCAAGCAGGTATCCGTTTATCATCTTACACGCTATCTCTCGTCTGCCTACGCCGTGATGCCGTAACTCTTCCACACGGTATCGCGCAATCATCTCAGCGCGTTTCGCAGCGTCAGGCTCGTTCTCCATCGCGTCAATCTCTGCGATGATGTCTGGCAGTGTAGAGACGCTGATCTTGTTATACCGACGTACTGCCACGAGGATAGTCCTTTCGGTAGCGGGCGATCAGTTCCTTCGATTCTTGTATTTGTTCATACCACGGATTGCTTACCTCGTATCCTCCTGGCACTTGGGCGTTAAGACGAACCAGCGGCGTCTCTGGCGTATTGTGTTGCGCCCACTCCACCGTCTTCTCAAGCTGGTCAAGCAGAATAAGTATCGTGTCTTTCCGGCTCACTCTTCCTCCTCTCAACGACCACCACACGAAACCGCATCGCACGCCATGATACGCGCGAATCGTCATCCTCACCCTCACGCTTGCCACCGTCGCCCCACGTCGTCATCGGGTTGCGCGTTGACGTGGTGCCTGAGTAGTCCATTAGTCTGTGGTCTCATCTTCGTCGCCATTAAGTAGCGCGAACCATAGCACTACAGTGAACAGCGTCCCAGCGCCTGTCATGCTCGGCCATCCTAGCAGTTCTAGCGCCTTGATACGCAACTCATCGTCCGTCATCGCCATCACTTCATCGCGCGTCATCATTCCTCCTCAACTGAGAGACAGCCTCAGCCCAGTCTGCACGCCTTCGTACCCGATCGTCTGCCCTGACTCTGCCAACGACCTCAGCTCACCGTTAGTCAACACGAACGCAACGAATAGCCGTGGATGCTCGCTGTCAACTATAGGCAGATTCACCGGCATATATTCACCACCCGTCATCTCAAAGCCCACGCGCATCTCGCCGTCGGATGGCAATACAAACTCGCAGTCGTTCACGAGAACAGAATAGCCGTCATTCGTTCGCTTGACGCTCGCCGCAGCTAACAGTCTCATCACTCACCCCATGTGTGCAAGCATAGCAGATAACGCGGCGCTTGTGGCCATAGAAGTTCTCGCCGCAAACAACGCAGCGATTCAGGACAACGCCGATAAGGTCACACGCCCAGTCTCGCGTCACTTGGCCTCCTCACCACAAAGCTCTATTCATCCGAGCACCACTGGCACCACTCCATGTGAATAGGGACAGGTACATACGGAACTTTAACGATGATGTTGCCAAAGTGATCTTTTCCCAAAACGGCATCATGAAACTCAATTAGTCCTTTCCCGCAAAGCGCAAGGAGCGTTGCCGGATGATGACCCCTCGAGTTACCAGATGCTACTTGCTCAAATACTTCAGACTGTTTCGGTGGTAGCTGTCTGAATCTCTTAGTTTTCATCCCGCCACCACCCTCAACGCCCCGTCCTCTTGCTCCTCGACGTACACATGCTCAGGGAAGCTATGCTTGCGACACCACCACTTCGGAAGAGTGATCTGGTACGAGCGGGGCTCTAGCGGGTCGCCTACCTTGATGACTGCTCGTTTCTCGCCGGTCATGAGTCGCCCATGTTTGGCTTGAACATCCACCATGGCGAGATAGTGATATATTCTGAGCGGGCAATAAGGTCGTTGAGTTCTCTGATGTTCGATTGAATCTCTTGCTTGATCTCAAGCCCTTCTAGTCCCTGTCCGAGAGTAGCATCAACAGCAATGAGTTCCTTTTGCTGGTCAATAGTGCGTTCAAGTGCCGCTATCTTGAATGGTATTGCGAGGACTTCCCCGTGCATTGATGGAATCATGATGATCGTTATAAGCAATGTCGCAAATAGGAACATCCCGCCAAGAACTATGCAGACAATTCCACCCACCTCGCTGTTCCTGCTGCCTAAGGCGATGATTCCACCGCCCACCAATGCTGCGAATACCACACTAAGACCAACCAGTAACCCTATCGTCAACATGTTTCCTCCTTCAGATGTCTATAGTATACACATCCGCATGGACTTATCAAGCGCGTGATTTCAGAATGCGCGTCCCTCTGTTGATGCGTATAACCAGGTTCAGGATAGTACGGTGTGTATGGTATGTACGTTCTGTCTGGTGTCATGGCAATCACCTCCTACTCATTCCATTCTAGTTGCTCAAGCGCATCGGACTCAGCATCTTCTCTCGACTTACCGCCATGGTATTGAATGATAGCCGCCCTCTCCTCTAACACATATCGCTCATCTTCAGAGAGCTGATTGAGTACGTCGTTGAATGATTCTGCCACAATGCTCGCCTCCTTCACCACACCCCGGCTTTCTTCTTCCCCTTCTTCGCCAAGTCGAACAGGAATGCGAAGCCGTGGACTACTGCGTCAATCCTGTTCGGTGATGGCATCGGCGGGCCTGTCCATGTGCATTGCTCATCCTCAAGCTCTGAGAAGCTGCCAACGTGATGGATACGCCGTTGCTCGTATAGGGCTGACACGTTCTCAGCACGCCCTCTCTTCGAGTCTGATGCTGTGATCCCAGTGTATGCCACCGTTGGGTCTTTCGTCCGCAGAATCGTCTCGATCATGTCGCCGCCTTGGTTCGTTTCTGCGACCACGCGGTCCAATTGTAGGCGGTGATATGCTTCAATGACAGTCTGCGCCGCGCCGTCTGGCGTGTAGATTCCTGACAAGTCTTCGACAACGTAGCCGTGGAATGCGTCAAGGCCAGCAATGAGCGATCCTTCTCCCTCTCGATAGTAAGTTGGTCCAGTAGAGCAGACGATGATCCCGTGTTCATCGCTAGTCTTCTTCGATGTGGTGGCAGGGTCCCATGAGATAATCCGTCTGAATGGCGTCGGCTCTTCTGCAACTCGAAGCATCTCTATCATGCCGAGCTTCCACAGCGCACCAGCAACGTCCTCAATGATCTCACCATCAAGCTCTTGACGACCAAGCAGCGTCCCTGCGTACTTGATCTTCATCTTGTCAAGAAACTTCTGAGGTAGATTCGCTGCGTTGGCAAACGTGCTAACGACCACGTTGATGCAGTCTGGATCTTTGATGATGTCTCTGATGATCTTAATCGGTCGCGGCGTCGTGGTTGACATCCACCTCGGATTGTCTCCAACTCTCAGACCGAACTCCAAGTTGTCTATCGTCTCTTGCGGGTACTTGAACTTGGCCAGTTCGTCTACCCACGCTTTGGCGTGCTGGGGGCCACGTAGCTGCCCTGGTTCGTCTCCGCTGTAGATGATTGCCTGTACACCGTTCGGCCACGTTAAACGCCGCTTAGACGATTCATACGTCGGCATGAAGTTAGGAGGCGAGCGTCTCAATATGGACGAATCTCCAACCTCAACCATCGTATCTCTAACGTCGGCTTTCGTCTGGCCTACCAGCGCAATAGGCGTATGCCCAGCCATTGCCCAGTCGATTACCTGCTCAGAGCCTGCTCGCGTCTTTCCAGCACCACGCCCTGATAGCATCTGCCATATGTGCCAGTCGCCTATCGGAGCTAGTTGGTCCTCTCGTGCCCACAGCTGCCAGCAATAGGACAGGATCTCTCTTAGCTCTGGGGATGATTCAAACACCTTGTGAAGTACGCGCTTCTCTCTGTCTGACAGCCGCTCTCGTGCCTGAGCCTTGCCAAGCAGTATGTCTATCACCTGTTGTGACTTTTCTACTTTCGCAGCCATCGTTTCAACT